GTTGCCGAACCAGGCCAGCAGCATCTGGTCGAAGGCCTCCGGCGTGACGAAGTCGTTCTCCAGCGGCCGGTCCTTGGCCCGCATCTTCTTCGTCGTCTTGTACTTCTTGTCCGGGAAGCGGGCGACGTCGAAGCCCTGGTGGTGCATGCCCTGAGCGTCGAACTTCTTCTCCTTGCGGCTGTGGCCCTCGGGCATGCTGAACGACGACAGGCCGGCAGCGATGGCGTTGTTGGAGCGCGGCTCGACGCGGACGTTGTACGGCGGGTCCATGTTCACCAGATCGATGGTCGCCCCGTCCAGCAGCCGGTCGAGGTCGGCCGCGCTGCCGCTGTCGCCGCACATGAGGCGGTGGTCACCCAGCACCCAGATGTCGCCCGGCTGGGTGATCGGATCATCGGGCGGCTCGGGCACGGCGTCCGGGTCGGTCAGGCCTTCGGTGACGCCCATGCCCTTATTCAGCAGGCTGGCCAGTTCCTCTTCGTCGAAGGACAGCAGGTCCATGTCGAACCCGCCCTCGCGCAGCTCCGCCAACTCGATGGGCAGAATCTCCAGGTCCCACTCGGCCAGTTCGCCCGACTTGTTGTCGGCGATCCTGTAGGCGCGAACCTGCTCGGGCGTCAGGTCCGTGGCGACGTGGACGGGCACCTTGGCCAGGCCGAGCTTCTTGGCCGCCTTCCAGCGGGTATGGCCGGCGATGATGACGCCGTCGGCGTCGACGACGATCGGCTGGCGGAAGCCGAACTCGGCGAGGCTGGCCGCGACGGCGTCGACGGCCTGGTCGTTGATCCGGGGGTTCCGCTCATACGGGCGGATGTCGTCGATCTTCCGCAGCTCGACGGCGAACTTCTGCATTGTCTCGTCCTTGGTAGCGGTCATGCCGCACCTCCTTGTGCTTGGATTGCCTGTGCCGAAAAATCGGCGCGTTCCCAAAAAACTGTCCTTACACAGCCGATGCGTTCCCGTGGCGTCAGGAAGCCCTTCGGCGGCGGAGTACCTATTGGCTTCCTTCCCAAACTTCCTTCACCCCACCCCCACACGCGCACGCGGGCGGGTTTTGCCATTGCGCGAGGACATACGGGAAAGAGAGAGAAGGAAGTAGTAGATACGTGTATTCCTTAGGAAAACCGGCCAAACTTCCTTCACCCCCGGCCGGTGAAGGAAGGGGTGCGGTATGGTGAAGGATGACGCCGCCGGATTGCCTTTGAGCCGCATACCTCACCTTGCTTCACCTTCCTTCACGGAGTTTACAAGCCGGTAGATAATGCCTGTTCGCCCCGACGTCTGGATCGGGACTCCGGCCACGTCACCACGCTGGATGAGCGTCTCGATCAGTTCCTTGAAGTCCTTGGTCTTCATCTTCATGCGCTTCAGCAGGACGCTGTGGGTAAGCTCACTGCCCGGGGCCTCACGCAGCTTGCGAACGAGCTTGAGGCACTCGGCGTGGAACGGGTTCTCCGCGACGTAGCTGGACGCCAGGAACAACTGCCGGCGGGTCTGGTGCATAGCGAAGGCCTGGGCCCATTCGATGGCCGGCAGCGTGATCACGGGATCTTTGTGGTTCTCGCTGCAGGCGTAGAGCAGCGCCAGCTTCTTGGCGTTCTCATGCGTGCGGGACCATGCGACGCGCGAGACTTCATCGTTGCGGGCGTGGGCCAGGTCGTACTCGGCTTCAGTCTGGCGCTGGAGGGCGTCGATGGCCGCCTTCGCCTCTGGGGTGCAGGGCACGACGCGGGGCTCGGGATGAACCTCCAGCAGGCTGGTACGGCGGCTTCCTGGCTGGTATTCGGCCCACCACTGTGCCGTCTGGAGAATCGCTTCCGGCAGGTAGCGGGCGCTGCCGGGCGTCTGGCCCTCGCCGCGCTTGCCGATATCCACGATGATCAGCCGGGCGAAAAAGCCGTTGGTCAGCATCCGCTGACTCAGCGATTCGTAGAAGTACTGCGGCGTGGCCGTGCCGAAGAGCGTCAGGTGCGGCTGATCGATATGGCACGCTTCCTTCTGACCGGCCTTGACGCGGATCGGGTAGACGTCGTTGGCAGACGTGTAGAGCGTCAGCAGGATGTTGGGGATCGACTCGCGCTTGTTCTCGCGATCCAGGTTGATCTGCCGCAGGACGCCGTCCATCTCGTCGTTCTGGAAGAGCATGGCGCTGGTCCGCGCCAGTGCATCCTGAATGCCCTCGCCCGAGGCGAACTTGTCGCCCAGCGAAGAGACGTGCCCAATCTCGAACAGCACCCGCGAGTTGACCTTGCGCGGGAAGTCCTTGCCGGTGCCGCTGGAGGCCAGCGCCAGCAGGTAGATGTTGGGCCGCAGGTCGCCTTCGTCGCATACCTTGCGCCCGGCCAGGTAGGACTGCAGCGCCATCGCCCCGCAAAACGCCAGCCCGACGTTCGGATACGGCGCATTGGCCAGCGTGAAGTCCATCACCTGGCCGACAAAGCCGGGCACGCCGAAGAGATGCTCGGGTATGGGCCCGGGGTCGGCGATCTCCGGCGGACCATCGCCGCTGTCGGCGTTGTCGGCCAGAGATGCCCGGATGTCGGCGCTCTCTGCCGCACAGCCGCCGACATTCGCATTCTCTGGCGAGCAGGCCGGGATGTGGGCGGTCTCTGGCCCACAGCCGGCGACCTCCGCCAGAGGGGCGTTGGCTGCGGCCATAATGCCGGAGATGTCCACGCCGCCGGTGATATCCGGCAGGGAATCCGTGCCGAATTGCTGCAGCCGCAACATGCCGGCGGCCTGATCGTAGTCGCCGCCATGGTTGAGCAGAGTGTAGACGGCGAACGGCGAATAGGCGGTGTTCGGCTCGAAGGGCGAGGCGTTGGACGTGAAGACGTAGAAAACGCGGTCTTTCAGCGTGGCCGACCAGCCGGATGTCTTGCCGGGCCGACGCCAGTATTCGTTCTCTCCAGCGCGGGCCAGCGACCAGCCGGCATTCTCCAAGACAGCCCGCACGTCTCCGCGAACATTGAAGTCATCGCCGGGCCTGTGGGCATCGTCTGCCAGAGAACCGCCATTGTCCGCCGATGACGCAGCTGTCTGCCCCATAGCGGCATTGTTCGACGAACAGCCGCCGATGTGCGGATTGTCTGCCGCACCGTCGCATTGTTCGGCTGATGATGGTGCTCTCTGGCCCACATCGCCGCTGTGCGGCGAACAATCGCCATTGTGGGCGCTGTCTGCGCGCACGCCGCCATTCTCTGCCGACAGTGCTGCTCTCTGGCCGACATTCGCCGATCGCGTCGGACCATTCACCACAGGCGGCATGTATTCGTTCAGCTCCCACGCTGCCTGGAGAAGAATGTCGCGCTCGGCCTCGGTCAGCACGGGCAGGTTGGCCAGGTCGCCCTGGATCACCTTGTACCCGGCCGTCGGGGCACACAGGAACAGCCCGCCCTCGCCGCGGGTCTCGATCAGCGTGACGACCTTGTCGCCAACCTTCCGCTTCGCGAGCTTCAGGTTGCCCGACACGGCCGCGATGCAGCGGTAAGCGGCATGCCTGCCGTCCGACTGGGTGCGGGACAGGACCAGCCGCTCCAGCAGACCAGGGGCGGCGGCGCGAACCTTCGCGCACCAGGCCTCGAACTTCTCACCGCCCGCGTCGAAGTCCAGAATCTCCGCGTTGCCCGAGGCCTGTCCGCAGAGAATGCAGACGGCGTCGGGATTGTTCGCCAGCCAGGCCGACAACTCGGCTTCGGTGGGCAATCTCTTCTGATACTGCTTCCACCGGCCCACAGCCGGGCGCTTCTCTGCACGCCTGGCGGGCAGAACGCAGAGACCCGCCGACAGGTAGGCGCGGGCGGCGCTATGAAGTGTGCTCGCTTCAGCCATCAGAATGGCACCTCGTCTTCCGGCCACGTTGGGTCGGGTAGATTGCCGTCGTAGCGTTCATCAGTGCCGTCCAGCCTTGGCGGAATCGGTCCGAGTTGGTGGTTGACGATGCGGTCGTACTTTTCTCCGGTGACCGAGCGGACGGTGATCGCCAGCGTGGGCGCGATGCCGCCGGCCTCGCAGATCTCGACGGCCTGCTCGACGGTGTCGGGGACCGGCTCGTGGGACCGCAGTTTCCACCAGGCCTCCGCCTTGCCCCGGGCGTAGCCGGTGTGCTCGAAGCACACCCACTCGCTGCGGTAGTCGTTGAAGCCCACGCGGTAGTCCACCCGCATGGTCCGCGGGTGCCCCTCGGGCGCGTCGCGCTTCACGTGGACGCCGTAGTAGACATCGCTGACGGGGTACTCCGTCTCGGTGACCTCACCCGACAGCACGCCCGCCGTCGTGGCTTCGCGCTCGTGCTTCTCGCGCTCGCGGGCCGGGAACTCGTATCCGCACTCGGGGCAGACGGCGTAGGCGGCGTGGATCACCGCCTGGCACTGCGGGCACTCCTTGGCCGGCGCTTCGCCGCCGCCGTTGGCGCGATCCTTGACCTGCAGCGCATCGACCGGCCCGTGCCGCAGGATGTTGCCGGCGAAGTCCAGGACCAGGCAGTTGTCCTTGGACGGATGCAGCCGGAAGCCCCGACCGACCATCTGGTAATAGAGGCCCGGCGAGTTGGTGGGCCGCAGCAGCGCCACGCAGTCGATGTTCGGGGCGTCGAAGCCCGTGGTCAGCACGTTGACGTTGACCAGGAACTTGAGCTGCCCATCGCGGAACCGCCGCAACGTCTCGGCCCGCTCGAAGGGCAGCGTTTCGCCACAGACGAACCCGCACTCGTGGCCGATCTCGCCGAGCACGCGCTGGACGTGCAGGGCATGCTGCACGCCGGCGGCGAAGACCAGCACGCTGTGCCGGTCCTGCGTGTGGTCAACGATCTCACGGCAGGCCGATCGCACCAGCGAGTCGTCATCCATCAACGCCTCGACCTCGCCGGCGATATACTCACCGCCACGAAGGTGCAGCCCCGACGTGTCGACCTTGCGCCGGCCCGCCTTGGTCTTCAGCGGGCAGAGGTAACCCTGGACGATCAATTCCCGGACGCCGACCTCGTAGCACACGTGGTTCAGCAGGTTCTCCGGCCCGCAGATCATGCCGGTGGTCATGCGATACGGCGTGGCCGTCAGTCCGATCAGACGCACCCGCGGGTTGACGGTCTGCGCGTCGGCCAGGAACGTGCGGTACATGCCCTCGCCGTCAGGCGGCAGCATGTGCGCCTCGTCCAGAAGGATCAGATCGAAGGCATCGAGCTCGGCCGCCCGCTTGTAGACCGACTGGATGCCGGCCACGATGATCGGGTGCTCGGTGTCACGGCTCTTGAGGCCCGCCGAGTAGACCCCGATCCGCATCCACAGGTCCGGGGCCATTACATGGAGCTTCTCGACCGCCTGCTCCAGCAGTTCCTTTACGTGGGCCAGGATCAGCACGCGGCCGTTCCACTGCGTGACGGCGTCGCGGCAGATCGACGCCATCACCGGCGTCTTACCCCCGGCCGTCGGGATGACCACGCAGGGGTGATCATCCCGACGGCGCAGGTGGTCATAGACGGCGGCGACCGCCTCGGTCTGGTACGGGCGCAGCGAGATCGTGCTGGTGTCCGTCGCCACGCTCATGCCAGATCTTCTCCATCACCCAGCGGGCGGCCGCAGAGCAGGCAGGTATGCAGGGGCAACCGATGAATACTCACGGCCAGCTTGCCGCTGGGCGCGAGCGCATCCCGCCGGCGCGTGATCAACAGGTCGATGAGGCTGTCGTCCTCGTACACCCCGGCGTGCTCAAGCGCATCGAGGACGGGCTTCTGGATGTTGTCCAGATCGCGACGGCGACGATCCGGAGGGAAGGCGTCCATGCACAGGGCGATCCGTCCGCCGGCGGGCGGTTTTCTGATCGGGGGCCCGCCGCTGCCCAGGAGGGCACAGACGTTCCTGCGGAACGTCCGGCCCTCCCGGCTGATCAGCGTGCGCGGACCCACTCGACGCCAGTAGTGGTTGATGCTCGGTGGGTATGGCAGCGTCGCGATCATGCGGCGTCCTCCAAGGCCCGCACCGCGTTATCCCATTCGCCGTCGTACTCGTCGGTGGCGCTCTGCGTGCCATGGCCGGGCTGGAACGGGCGGATGCAGTCAGAGCAATCGGCGTAGGTGCCCGCCTTGTAGATATCCTTCGAGACCCGCATCGGCGCGCCGCAGCAGCGACAGAACGCCCGAACGTACTTGCTGCCGGGGATCGGCTCGCCGGCGGCGACATCCGTGTCTGATTTCCGGGGAATCATGGACGGGCCTCCTATCGCTTCCACGGCGGCGTGGTGTCGGAGGCCGGGGCCTGCTGGGGCTGACCGGCGGCGGATGCCTTGGGCTCGAAGCCCTTGATCTCGTTGGTCAGCTCGCCAGTGTCCTCGCGCTTCTTGAGCTTGACCGTGATCAGGAGCGGGATGTTGTGCAGCTCGACCGAGTCGCGAGGCTGGAGCACGCCGACGGCGCGGCAGAGGGCCGACAGCTCACTACGGGCGATCTTGACGGCCGTGGCGTTGGGGTTGTTGAGGTTCAGCCGGGCCCACAGCATGCGGTTCTTGTATTCGCCGTCCAGGACCGTGAAGGTCATCTGGAGATAGCTGCCCGCCCCGGTTTTCGTGGCTTTCATCTCCGACTCGGTGATGGCCGCGAGGTACTTGCCGGCGGGGATCGGGTCGAAGGAAGCGCTCGGTTCCACTTGCGATGCGTCGAATCCGTTCAGGTTTGCCATGTTCAGTTCTCCTTGCTGTTGGTGGTCTGGTCGCCGCCGACCAGGCGCAGGTTCGGCCTGGCGGGCGCGGGGTTGGTGTCCATCGCCTGCATCAAGGCAGGCCACGACAGCGGCAGTTCGGCCGGCAGGCCGTAGCGGTTCTTGGCGACGCAGGCGGGGCTGCCGACGCAGCGGAGGATGCGTTCCCCGCCGTCCTTGCCCAGCCCGGCCGCGATGGTGCGCTCGCGGTTGAAGCCGGTCTCTTCGGTCTTGGTGATGATCTTCCGCGTGGCGAACAGCACAGCATCCGCCCACTCGGTGATCAGCGCCGTGACGTGCTTATGCAGGCGCGGCGAGTAACGGTCGTAGGCGCTGGCCTCGGGGTCCTCGAACTTCTCGACCTTGGCGTGCGCCAGCAGGATCACGCACATGCCGCGCTGGGTGCGGAGGGTGTTCAGGTCGGCCAGCACCTTCCGCCAGTGGGTCAGGGCGTGCGTGTAGCCCTTGGCGTAGCCGCCGTCGACCTTCTCGATGCTCGATACGCCGTACTGCTCGCACAGCACGTCCCAGACCAGGCGTTCGAGCCAGTCGACCGAGTCGATCACCACGGTCTCGAAGTCGTGCTTCTCGTTGATCAGCGACTTGAGCGCCGACTCTACGTCGGCCAGCTTGCCGGCCAGCGGGAAGCTGGCGCAGTCGATCTGGTCGAGGCCGTCCTCGGTCGGCACGAAGATGGGATTCGGTGCCTGCGAGGCCGTGGAGGACTTGCCGATCCCCTCGGTTCCGTAGATCAGCAGTCGGGGAGGCGAGTGACGCCTGCCGGTGTGAATGTGTTGCATCATCGTCATGCGTGGTCTCCCGTGTTCGAGGCTTCCTGGATGAAGTTGTCCGGTTGCCAGGTCATGGCCATCCGCCCGCTCACGCGGCAGGTGCGGATCGAGCCGTTGTGGATGAGGCCGTCGGCCCGCAACTCCGGCAGCCGTTTATGGGCCTTGATACCGATCCGAGCCTCGATCTCGCGGGCGGTCAGGCCCGGCTGGCGTCTGACGGCGCGGAGGCACAGGTCGCGATGCCGCTGGGCGCAGCCGCAGGCCCTTACGTGCCGCCCGGCCATCGCCGAGGTCGGCGGATCGCATCTGCGAAAATGTCGGTGCATGTCATTGCTCCTGGTGGTTTGGGTTGTCTGTTGACGTTTCCGATTCGCTGGCCAGCGACTGGCAGGTGCGGGAGTCGAACCCGCGTCATCGGGGTTATGAGCCCCGATCAGCCCGGCCCTGCCGAGAAGCGCCCGGGCGGTGGTGGGAGTCGGCCGTGTTCCTCCGTGATGGCATCCCTGCCGCACGGCACGCCGCACACGCCCGGGCGCGGGATGTGCTACGAGATGTCCAGCATGCGAATGCCCTCGTAGCCGGTGGGGAACTCGTCTGCCTCCCAGGCGTGACGAAGCCGCCGAATGGCCGCCTCGTTCTCCTGCCGCGCGATGGCCAGCGTGTTGTCGCTGAGCCGCCAGGTGCCGCAGCGGAACGGCTCGACCTTCTCGATGGCGATGATGTAGGAGGGGACGAGTTCGCCGATCGCCTGGCCAAGAACGGCCTGGTAGAAGGCGACCTGGTTGGCGTAGCGCCGCCGCCTGGCCTCGTTCTCGAACCAGGTCAGGTCGGCGGTGCTCTTGAGGTCGACGATGCCCCGGTGCGGGTGCGTCCAGTCGATGCGAATCTGGCACGACGTGCCGCAGTACTCTGCCCGGACCACGCCCTCGGACCTGCCGTAGAGCAGCAGGTCCACGGCCTCATCATTCATGGCGACGCCCGAAGCCATGTTCTCGATCAGCGCCAGGTCGTCGTGGTGAATGCCCGGCTTGCCCTGCGCCTTGCACCAGTCGCGGAAGGCGTTGGTGTCCTTGCCGTAGGGCCTGCCGGTGGTCTTGTTGATGGGCCCGCCCAGGGCGAACTGCGCCTCGTAGGCGTCGCGCCCCTCGAGGACGCGGCAGTGGACACCCCGACCCACCAGCAGGGCCGGGGTGTCCACGTCCTCGATCAGTCCCAACTGCTTCTTGCGGTACAGCCAGGGGCAAATCATGAAGTCGATCAGCGGATGGCTGCTGAGGTACTCAGCCGCCTTGGCGTGGTACTCGTCGGCTGGCTCGACGCCCAGAACGCTCAGATCGATGCAGATGTCATCCATGATTCACCTCGTGTAGAAGGTCGATTTGCCCTCTACATCCGCAGACAGGCCGAATCTGCCGCGCTGATTTCCAAGCCGAGGCCGGCCTGCTCGAAGTAGGCGCGGATTTCGGCGATCAGGCGGTAGATCGAGTTGCGGTGGATGCCCAGGGCCTCGGCGGCCTCGGGCGGAGAAAGGAACTTCAGGGCCTCGGCGGCGTCCCGCAGCCGCTGGGGCATCCGCTCCATCACCTGCGACACGTCGAGCCGGAGTTCCAGTTCGGCGATGTCGTCGTGGCCCTCGTGGGCCGGGTTGTTGACGGCCGAGGGGCAGCCGTCCGGTGCCCGGCTGAAGCCCATCGGCCGGCCGCCTTCGCGCTGGCGTCGCCGGCACTCCAACTGGGTAAACCGCATGACGGCGATGTCCAGCACCCGGCAGGCAAACGTGTGCCACTTCGCTTTGGCCGGATCAAACCGCTCGGCCGCATTGAGCAGGTCGACGACCATGTCCTGCCGGCAGTCGTCCTGGCGGTTCTCGTCCAGGTTGAACTTGCCGGCCAGTTGCCTGACGCGGAAATCGATCCGCGCCAGGACGTAGTCGTCGATCAACTGCTCCGTTTGGAGCTTGCTGGCCTGCTGGGGGTGAGAGGGGAGGGTTTCGCGGCCACAATCGGCCGCCCGCCGGTCAGAGGTCGTGCGAGTCATCGCCACGCCTTTCCCGTGCCCAAGGGCACGAAAAAGGCCCGCTGAAGAACGCCGGCGGTAGCGCTTCAGCGGGCCTTCATGTGACTCTGCCTCGCCGGCTTTCGCTCTTCACCGGCGGGGCGTCACATGCGGCGTGACAAAGTCACGTTTGGCGTGACTTCAGGTTTTTCTCTACGTCAGAACCCAGTCAACCTCGCGATCTGGCTCGTACACCATCTCGGTGTGCGTCCTGATGGAATTGCGGAGATGAATGGCCAACTCTGGATCGCTCTTCTCGATCTTGTCGTAGGCGATGTTAACGACCCTGGCGATCCTGCGACGGGCCGCCGCCACTTCATCGCCCAACTTGCGGGATTTCTTGCCCAGGCCCAGCGTGGAAGATAGATAGGCGGCAATCTCTGCGATCTCGGTCTCAATCTTGGACAGACGCCCCTCATCAGCGTGTTCGCGTTCGGCGACCAGCGCATCGTAGCGGGCTTGGCACTCCTTGATGGTGCGTTCGTCGGCGGCGTCATCGGCCGTTGCCGAATCAGTGGCGAGCCCTTCGGCGGCGGCGATGACTTTGGCGCGTTCAGCACCTGCAACGTCAGCCATCAAGCGGACGACGTGTATTCGCTGGCCCTGGTGCCTGATCAAGTGGTGGATGAACGCCGCGCCCTTCAGGTCGCCTTCAAGGAATGTCTCCGTCCCGGCAAAACGAATCGCCCACATGCTCTTTCTCGCGAACTGGTAAGCGGGCAAGGCCGGAACCATACGATCAGCGAGGTGGCGCTGACAGTAGGCATCACGGTATGTTTGCCAGGCGGACGAGGCCGAGAACCGCCCCAGGGCGTCGCACGCCACGACCTCGCACAGCGGAATGATGCACGCCTGTTGGCGCTCGATGTGGGCGCGAAGCGTGGCACTCAGCTTGGGCGGCCTGGGCACTAGCAGAACGAATCCTCTGCTGTGTTCGAGCAGGAGCCTGTTGATCTCGTTCGTCAACAGACTTGTCGTTGGAGGGAGGATCATGAAGGCGGGGATGCCGGCCCCCGTTGCCGGTTCCCAGTTGCCGACCGGAAACGCCCGAGGAACCTCACGCACCGGTTGGGGATCGGGCGTAATGCCCAGCGCATTGGCTACCATCGCGCGAAGCGAGTTGGCATCCAGGCGGTAACCTGTCACGTCGGCTTCTGGCAACCCGGAAGCCTCGAGGTTGCCTGTGGCAGGACAAACCAGTCCGTAGGTGCCCCCTGACATCGGAACGATCCGCAGCGTCCTGCCGTCCGTAGGCCTGACACAGGTGGGCGAGACGCCATCCCCAACCAGAATCTGCTTTCGAAGGGACCGCCAGCCATCGACTCCGAGGCATGCCGTCCACTCTGCTTCAGTGGCTGACAGGCCGGGCCGGTAGGAGATGAAGCCCCAAAACCCGTCCAGCGGAATCACGAGTGGCCAGTCCCGTTGCGGTCGATGATGAAACCTTGGCTCACAAGGAATTGATGGGCGATCTCGGCGTCGGACTCGTGGTCATAGACCGACACGTTCGGCGCGTAGAGCTTGACGTTCCGCTCTCTCCCGCCCAAACCGCCCTTGGGGGTCAGCTTCACCCCCATGCAAACGAGCTGCGCCTCCTCGGGTATCTGGTCGCCAAGGTCCTCCAAGCCGGTGAAGACGTCCTCCGCCCGGTGCATCACGCAGTGTTTGTTCTTGCCGTTGAACTGGTAGCGAAGGTACGTCAAGCGGGCCGCGTCAAGGCCGGGCACATCGCTGCAGTCCATCGAAGCCCGCCCCTTGGTGCGCAACGGCTCCAGCGAGTACTTGTTGGCGTCGTCATGCTGGAAGAAATCCGGGTCGCCGAAAAGGTTCTTGCCCAGGTAAATGCAGTAGGCCCGGCGCTCCTTGACGTTGTTTCCGTCGTTGTAGATGGCCAGCTCTCCCTGGCCGTGATAATAGATCAGCAGGTCGTAGGCCTCGGGGCGGTAGAAAACCATCGTCGGCGTGCCGTTATCGACGGCGTTCTCCCGCTTGAACGTGCCGCCGTGGCGCACAATGAACCAGGCCGCGTCGGGCTTCTCGACCACCGAGATTCGGGTTCCGCGCCCTTTCTTCTGGCCGTCATACCACATGTCCATGTCGGCCGCGAATGCTTCCAAGGCCTTCCGGGTCGGCTTCTTCCAGGCGGGAAGCTTGGCTACCAAGGCGAAGTAGGACAGGAATCGCTTCTTCTTCCGCAGCAGGTCGTGGGCCTGGTAGACGGAGTGCTGATCCTCGAGGGCCTGGGGCGCGCCCATCCGCAGTAGCAGGGCCGCCTCCTCGATGGTCACCTTCTCGTCAAAGTCGATCTTGTGCTTGTTGGCGATCTCAACCAGGTCCTCGATCTGACCCATCGAGGCGACCTCGTCCCAGTAGAAGACGTCGGCCATCAGATGGCCGGGCATCTGCTCGTTGGGTGCCGAGAAGACCAGGGCCAGCTTGTCGTAATCGATATCCTTCGGGGACGCCGGCATGACCCGTTCGCGCGTGAAGAAATCGGAGTACTTCTTCAGGAAGCGGAAAAGCACCTTGGGATCGACATGCTGGAGCAGCTGCGGTGAACAGATTCGACTGGGCTTGAAGTTGCTGGCCATTTGGGCCTCCATACCGGCCCCCGGCCGGCAACCAGGTTAATGAAAAAGCAGGCCGTTCCGTGGCCTTGCCCAACTAATAAGGTTAGCAATTCGCGTGCCAGAACGCTACTGGTTGCAACCGCCTTATATTACAGCCGTTATGATGAGAGGCAGGAGAGTCGTTTCTGCCAAATCGATCCCCGAAAAGCACTCAATCTGCCGAGATGGCCGAAGGGCTTCGAAGGCGTCGCCACGCCCGTCGCTGGGTGGCCCAGTTCACCAACCCGGCGATCGGTCGGAGCTGCCGCTCGAAGACAGGGTCATCACCTGACGTGACGCGGGGAAGGTGCAGGAGTTCGTCCTGGATGTCCGGGGCCAGATGCAGCAGGTTCATAATCTGCGTGACGCGGGCGCGGGTGACGTGGCCAAGCTCGGCCAGTTCCGCCTGGTCGCGGACACCGCCCGTGGCCAGCAGGTTGTCGAACTTGATCGCCAAGGCCATCAGGCGGGACACCCGGGGCACGCGCCCGGCGGGCGTGTCGCGCACCGGGGCCGGGCCGGGCTTGATCTGCCGCTTGCCCTTGTTGGCCATCGAGAAGTGAATCTTCCGCGTGACGGTCAGGCCGTCTGGCATGCTTCATCCTCCTGGGGCTGGTCGGTCAACGAACGGATGCCCGTGGGGTGGAACGTCACGGCGATGGCCTCGGCGTCGCCGTCGTACTCGATCCTGTCCACCAGCAGGTGAATCAGGCGGGCCTTGTGCGTCGGCGAGAGGCAGTCCCACAGCGGGTCGAAGGCCTCGATGGCCCCGGTCAGCTCGTCCGAGTCCAGCATCCGCTTGCGGAGCCTGACGATCTGCTCGTTGAGCTTGGCAACCTCGAGCTGCTCATCCTGCATCCGCGCCTGAAGGTGCCCAAGCTCGCGCGTAGCGGCTTCGTCGAATCCTGCCCGTGGGGCCAGCTTGCCGACCTCCCGGCCGAACTGGCGAATCCGGGCTTCGACCTCCTTCCGCCGGGCCTCCAGGCCATCGACCTCCGCCTGAAGGTTGGCCTGCGTCGCCCGCAGCGCATCCTCCAGCACCGCCGGGTCCTTGCCCAGCGACTTGATCTGCTCGACGACGAAGTCTTCCAGTTCCTTGGCCGGCAGCGACGGGGCCGGGCATTCGCTCCAGCCGTTCTTCTGGGCGTGGATGCAGACGTAGTAGCGGTATCGCCGGTCGCCCCGCGTGGCGAAGTGGTGGCTCATGGCGCAGCCGCAGTGTCTGCAGCGGACCAGGCCCTTCAGCAGCGCCCCGTACTTGTTGCGGACGTATCGCCCGCCCGAGTTGCGGTTGCGGCGAAGCAGGCCCTGGACCTGCCCGAAGAGTTCCTCATCAACGATGGCCTCGTGCTCGCCGTCGAATACGTCGCCCTTGTACGTGACCTTGCCGAGGTAGGTCACGTTCGTGAGCATCTTCTGGAGCGTCGACTTGTCGAACTCCCGCCCGCCGCGCCACTGGCCTTCGGTCGTCTGGTAGCGTTTGGTCTTCCAGCCACGCTTCTTGATAGCCTGGAGCGTCGGCAGCATCGAGCCGGCCTCCAGGTACGTCCGGAAGATGGCTCGGACCTGCTTGGCCTCGGCCTCGTTGACCAGCAGGCGGCTGCCACGGTTGTCCTTCTCGCGGTCGTAGCCCAGCACCGGCGCTCCGCCGGTCCACTTGCCCTTGCGCCGGGCAGCGGCGATCTTGTCCCGCGTCCGCTCGGAGATGATCTCCCGCTCGAACTGGGCGAAGCTCAGCAGGATGTTCAGCGTTAGCCTGCCCATCGATGTCGTCGTGTTGAACTGCTGGGTCACGCTGACCAGCGAGACGTTGTTCCGCTCCAGAGTCTCCATGATCTTGGCGAAGTCCATCAGGCTGCGGGACAGGCGGTCGATCTTGTAGACCATGATGCAGTCGATCTTGCCGGCCTCGACGTCGGCCATGAGTTGCTGGAAAGCGGGCCGCTCTATGGTGCCGCCGGAGAACCCGCCGTCGTCGTAGTGCTGGTCCAGGCAGACCCAGCCGGCGTGCTTCTGGCTGGCGATGTACGCCTCGGCCGCCTCGCGCTGGGCGTCCAGCGAGTTGAACTCCAGGCTGAGGTTCTCGTCGGTGCTCTTGCGGGTGTAGACCGCACAGCGGACGATCTTCACGTCGTTATTCAT